TGCCACTAATCAAGATCTGGTCCCCCCAACCATTGCTGGATGAGATACTGTTTAACCCGGAGCCGGATCGGATCAAACAGGCCATATGGCATGCATGTGTGAGATTGCATTACAAGATTAGAGATTGCTATGGGTTTCCCCAGTTCGAGGTACAAAGGTTGCTAAGTCTTCTACCCTACCTTGCATCACAGGTAGTGGCCCCTCGAGCCACCCGTTTCGTATCGGGCATATGCTCTATCTGTCATGTCGGTGTCACACGAAAACCGAGAGTGCAGTTTAACGACTTACTCAGGTCGCTGGTGTTAACGTCTTGGCCTTGACGATCAGGTGTACATCACCGGGCCACCCACCCGGGCAACTCTCCTCTCATTTCATCGAGGTGGTCGCTGGTTGTTTACCCTAACCAAGGGGCAGTGTACAGCTCAGAAGCAAGCTTCACTTTGATCAGTGGGTGTGTACCACTTCGGCCTATAGAGGAGTATTCAGCTCTTCCAGGCCCTGCCATTTCTAGGGTTCGTTAATCCCTTCACTCGACCCCTGTGTCGCGTGTATTTTTGGCTCTGCACAGCACAGAATTGTGCAGTTTTTATAAAGAAACATAAAGATGAGCACAAAACAAATTAAGGTCAATAGAAGGGCATAATTTACAATGTTGACAGTGGGAGAAGGCATTTTGCAGTCTTAACATCGGCCAAAGGTGAGGTGATACGACGGTGGATTGACGGTCCACCCGAGCTTACGAACAATGTTCTGCCTGTTTACCAGGATCCGTCCTACCCTAGTGGTGTTCACTGTAATGATGCCTTGTACTCTCTTGCTGCTGTCAAGCCTCGACTATTTCTAATCCTAGTATACTCTTTTGCCTGCTCCGTTGTCATTGTTGTGTTTGTAGCTTCTGATGGAGCGGCATCGTCTTTTGTGTTTCTGTTACTCTCCACGAACCTGGAAAGTATCGATTTGTAGTCCCTTTTGGGCGCCTTGTTGTAGAGCGCTGTTGTTGGAGCTTTGGCGGCTTCCCTTAGTTTTTGTCTGATACCCGGAGGAACATCTTCGGGATAAATGTTCTGTCCTTGATATGTCCCTAGAACCTCCGGTTCTTTCGGTTTTGGTTTAGGTAGCAGGTTTCCAAGGGTATCGATTGGTTTCTTTGTGAGGTCTTCGCGTGAGGGCAATACTCCCTCCTCAGCATCCGGTATGACAGCTGTTGCTGCCTCATAGGCTCTGAGGGCTGAGTCGCCGTCGGAGGAGTCTGATCTAGTTTCGGTTCTCTCTTCCTGCTGTTGAGCTGGAGGAGTGTCTTCTTCACTGTCAGACTCTACTCTGTCGTAAAGATCCTTGTCTCTCAGTCCGTACTTCGAGAATTCATACCCTTCGCTTAGGAGGACGTGATGTTTCCTCCTGGGCGTGTTGTGGTGCCGGGCTAACCTTTCTGCCTCAACATCGGCTTCATCAAATGTCACAGATATGGTACCAAACTCCATCCGTTTGTTTGTGTACCCACCGTAAGAGACAACATAGTTGTACTTATCGGTTTTCATAGTCCTAGGAGCTGTCAAACAGAATTTTGCGTCTTTTCCTTGAGCTTCAAGGTGGAATGATATGACAGCATCTCTTTCAACTATTTGTCCGTCTGTGAACTGACAACCATTCAACTTGAGATCTTTGTGGCCCGGTCTCCAGGAATTGGTTATCATTAAGTTCTTGAATGTGCACCCCTTGTAGTTACCCACCCCCCAATTGTCATCGGACGCGTTTGAATAGGCTATGAGACCTATCCAGAATCCGTCGTCTGAACCACCTATGTGGTCTACAGATTGCAACCCTTCGCTGGAGATGTTTACGCTGTAGCTTCCCTCTGAAACTGGAAAGACGAACGCAGCTTGAGCAGCCACGTTGTTATTGGAATTCCAGAAGGACTCTATTGTGCGTGTTTCACATTTCTCGTTCTCTATGTACTGCATGGATTGGCCCCCGAGCTTTGTGATTGATATACTGTCACTGTTCTCTCGGGTTGATATTACCCCTGTGGGTGTTCCAACGTATTCAAAGAACCGTTTCGGCACAGGTGCAGGCGTGGGTTGAGGTTTGGGTTCAGGAGTTGGGGTGGGTGTTGGCGCTGGTGTTGGCGCTGGTGTTGGCGCGGGTGCTGGTTGTGGTGCCGGTGTTGAGGAGTCTACCTATTTGGCGGTCATCGTTCTCACCTCCATAGTGATGATGAATTGACCTGCCACATCGGATGTGGAACCATTGCCTTTGTACAAAAGCCAGAATTGGTTCACCGATGTCTCTTGGAACTCTTTGCCGTTAATTGCCTCTGCTCTGAAGGTCTTGGAGGCGGTAGTGCTGATTGTGAAAGAGTTAATGTAGCTAGCCAGGGTTGATTGTTTGCACGAGGTGTCAAGTTCAATAAAGATAGCGCCGGCCGTAGTTGAGGACGCGTGTGACTTAAACTGTACGTTGACACTTGTGATCTTGTAACGGTGGTAGGACTTAAGTATTCCGTCTGAAACCGCTGGGCATTGCGATAAATCGGGACCGAATTTGATTGTCCCGGAGGAGTTGGCTTTAATGTTGTCGACTGAGAATACGAATACCTCAGACCCGCCTGTTGATCTAAATACAGCACTTGGCCTTCTTCCTCTTGCGCGTCGACGAGTTCGTCTTCTGGGTCCTGCTCTATTGGGTTGGACCATAACCACTGTCCGAACCGCTCGACGGCGTTGCCTTCTTGCTCCATTACCTTGTCGTCTGTTCGCTCTACGGGCGACTGAACTCATTCACAACTTCGCGAGTGGTATCAGAAACTTTGTTGTAGATGAAATACGTAATAGCTAATGTACAAGGGATAGCTAATATAAATCCTATGCCTATACCAGCCAAAATCTGGTAATTAATTTTCGTATTGCGGGGAGCTCTCCGGAATGGAGAGGAGGATTGATTGCAGATGTGGAGTTGTCACCTTCACACTTTGGAGTTGGGCACTAACCGTCAGCTCGTCGAAGTACCTCTCGACGATTTGTTGTAACTTCGGGTCAACTCCAAAAGATTCCCAATAGGACATGCGACTGTTGTGGGTGATAGGTGTCTCCTGGAAGGTACGTCTACCTTGAAGCTTTTCATCTGTCCCATATGATATAACGTTTTTGATGTACTCCTCACTTACCTTTTTGTACCCAGAGCTTCTATACAGGCATCTATAGAAGCTCTCCAAGACGGGTACTCCCGCGTTCAGCACCAAGCCACATTGTCCTACAGCTGACAGATAATTTTTAATGTCGCTCTCGTTCAGCATGCTAAGGAGGGTGGTGCTGTCTTTTCCGATGCAGTCGGGCCTGCGAACCATGCGATATCTACCATTGACACACACAGGATGTGATTGGCAGAATTCCAATTTCTCCAGTTCGTAGACAGGTGGTTCGGCAACCATGTTGAAGCCGTATTGTAGAAAATGGTCATATATGCCTTCAAAAAGTTTCTCATTTTCTCTTTCAGTTATGATCACACAGTCATCTCCGTTGTTACAGAGCTCGGCTTTTACATTCAATGCTTTAAAATATGCATGCATCATACCGCACATTATAAGTTTGTTACCCATGCTTGTATTTATGTCCCCTGACATCCTGTGCCCTCTGACCTTGAAACTGAGCATTTTGTCTTCAACAAACATTTTAACGTTGTTTTCTACTTGGTGTTCAAGGGCCTCAGCGAGTTCAATGTCTCCAAAAATAGAATTGTAGATTGTATGTTCCCACCTAAGGGCCTGTTCTGACACATGTTGGTCAAAACGGCTTGCGTCAACTCCAATCGCAACTGGGGCTGAAAACATGTTCCATTTTCTGGCTATGATCCGTCCTTGTGCAAAATTGTCATAACCAGATAGTACAGTGGGGGATCCAAACATGTCATCTATGGCATGCATGATCTTCTTTTCATTGAACTTGAGGCGGGTCCCTAGAATGATATTGTACCTCTTGGACCTTGGGCAGATGAGTCTGGGAGCTATGGGTTTGATCATCCAATGTTTTTCTTTTTTCAGGAAAGCCTGGACGTTAGCGTCTTTCTTTTGGTAAGGTTCTCGTTTTAGTGACGCAATTGCATTGAAGTATTGTGTTCTTTTGCCTGCCGAATAAGACAGGGCTAACATGGCTGCTGGGTAGGTTCTACAATAGCCAGTATGTTCGACTACCCCGTCAGCAAAGTATCTCATGTTTTCCTCAAAAATTGACTTTGCTGGAGTGGGAGGGTAGATTGGAATATTCCCCTTCCCTACTGTGAATACACGTCTTTCGACTGCCACCAACGCATTGTGTAGAGAAGCGTTCGGTGCTTTATATACAAGTCCTAAACTAGTCTGGGTTAAGTACCTAATATTGCTGCTAACCTTACGGTATCGGGCTCCGTCTGTGACGGTGATCTCCGGTAGCCCCAAAATTGAAAAAGGGCTTTCAAAACCGGAGGTCGTACAGAGCCCCTCTAAAAACCCTGAGAGTCGAGGACTGCCACTCTCTCCCGAGCGGCTCTTGCTGCAGGACTTTGTATGACCATCTTTAGCTTGATGTCTCGTTGGGATGGGATGGGCACATGCAGCATCGCACATTGCTTGAGGTATGTCTTGGATGCAATGTCGAATTTGAACTTCTCCCCTAGATTCTCTACATATCTGGCAATAGTTGCAAGGGAGAGTTCGTCAGCAGACAGGGTTGAATTTTTCAGCTTTAATGTTTCGACGATCCATTTTGAAGCTGCTTCCCTGCTCTCGGCGGAGTTTTTGATTCTCCGCGTTTCTTCGTAGACAGGTTCGAGGACTTTCTCTTCCTCGCCAGAAACCTGTCTTTTGACTTCCTTCATGAAGCCGGTTTCTTTCCTCTCAACCTCTGTAAAGGTGTACAGGTCTTCTACAGGAATGGGTTGAGAGAATTGTTCTTCTATTTTTGAGGCAGCATGTTTGTTGTCCGCCGCCTCGTCTCGGACTTCCTTGACTTGCTTGAGCCTGGAACGCAAGTCATTCCAACAGTTGATAAACCCACGACCTTTCTCTTTTATGTAGGTCTTTGCAGCTTGCACCTCGAACTTGTGCATTTCAGATAGAAGTCTTTCCAGCTTTTCAGTCTTGACTTCAAGTTCGGCGGTGGTGGGTTCACAGGAGAGGGGCACATAGTCCGTGCCTCTTGATTTCCAGAAGTAGTCGGCAAAAGCCTCGCTGACCCCAGATTTGGTTTTCTGGGCAACAAGGAGCTTGACCAGACTTCTGGCCTCTTCTATCTCATCCTCTCTGGCTGAGAACTCTTCGGCCAGTTCGGCCTCAAAGTCCTCAATGTCAGCCATGTGTCCGAAACACATGTTGACAAAAGCATCCTGGGCCTTGAATTGCCCTGAGATTTCGAGTAGCCATCTCTTAAAAGAATAATAAATACTCTTTAACCTTGAGTAGCAGTGACTAATGAAATCTTTGACCGCCTTGACTGAGGCGCCAATTAATAGCTCAAAGAAAACCATGATTGGGATGTAGAGGTGGAGAAGGTCCTGTAGCTTGTCAGGCGAAACAGGGACTGTTGTTTGCTACCACTTCCTGAAGACAAAACAGGTGTGTGGTGTATCGTTAGCACACGACAACTTTTGTGAAGGAAGTCAGNCAGTTNAATCTGGGGCAGCCGGACTTCTCCCGAAGGAGTGCCAGCTAGAATAAGGGTTCTTATTGGGACACACCTCTCCGGGCCCCCCAGGTCTCGCAACACTGGGATACCGTTCAGTACGAGTAGCCGGATCTCGCACCCCGGGTGAAAGGACAGTTTAATCTGGATCTGATTCGGGCATAACTTGGTTACCGCAACCCAGAGGCATCTCAACCTCCAGCCACCGCGAGGGAGTTCGGCTGCGTTGATTTCGCAAGCACGGGCCTCAGCCCCATTCAGGAGATCCATCACCTTCACG